GGATGTTACGCGGCACCACCACATCGGCGGCCATCTCCCGGTCGGTCGGCAGCTTGTGAAGCGCGTCGATGCCTTGCTGATCAACCGGCACCAGAGCATTGCCCTGGCGCCGGACGATGATGCGCTCAGCCATAAGCTATTGATCAAAAAGGGATTTCGTCGTCGAAGTCGTCGGAAGCCTGGGGATGATAGCCTCCGCTCGGCTCCTGGTACGGCGCGCTGTTCTGCTGGGCGTCATCCCTGCGGCCGTCCAGCATCTGCATCTCGTTCGCAATGATCTCCGTGGTATAGCGATCCTGACCGTTCTTGTCCTGCCACTTCCGGGTGCGCAAACTGCCTTCGATGTAGACCTTCGAGCCCTTGCGCAGATACTCGCCGGCAATCTCAGCCAAGCGGTTGAAGAAAACCACGTTGTGCCATTCAGTCCGCTCCTGCGGCTGGCCGGTTTGCTTATCCTTCCACGTCTCGGACGTTGCCAGCGTAACGTTCGCCACGGCACCACCGGAGGGCATGTAACGCACTTCCGGATCTTTCCCCAGGTTGCCAATCAGAATTACGCGATTCACTCCTCTGGCCATTTATGCTCCCTCCAGTTGAATCGGGCCTATGTCGCCCACATGGTCTTAAAATCTAACCATCGATGCAAGTTCTCTGTTTGCGATCCGAGCCAACCTGGACTATCTGGTAAGGAGAGGGAATTCCTGATGACCGTGAACCGAAAGTTCTTCGAGAACCTGATGGCCGAAAAGCGCCTGTCTCTACGGGCGTTGGCGGCCAAGATGAATATGACGCACTCGCAGCTGTCGCTGACATTCAGCGGCGACCGGCGCATGCAGCTTAGCGAGGCGGCTCAGCTCGCCCAGATATTCGGCGTGTCGCTGGAGCAGGTGGCCGCTGCGGCCGGCGTCGCCGCCGCCACCAAGACCGGACGACGAACCAATGTCATTGGTGCCTTACGGGGCAATGGCACCGTCACCCTGAACAATGGTGACGCCATCGAACGGGTGGCTGTGCCTGATTCGATCAACGGGCCGGTCGAAGCGATCCAGGCGCGCACGGCTGACAGTCATTTGGCCTGGATGGATGGCTGGCTGTTCTTCGTCCGGTCAGGCGCACAGCCGCCGGCCGCTGGCCTGCTGGGGCAGCTCTGTTACGTCAAGATCAAGAATGGGCCAGCCGTGCTCGCCACTGTCCGCCGTGGCTACGTGGAGGGCGAATACGCCCTGTCCGGCCCATACACCTGCGAGCGAGCAGCGCTGGAATCCGTCAGCCCCGTTCTATTGGTCAAACCATAGCCAGCTAAAGCTGGTTGCATTTTAGGATCAGTGGGCCCATAATAGAACCATCCACTAGCAATGGAGGTGATGGGATGGAACGGGTTACTTTGATTCCGGCCAACGAAGCCGACTGGTTGGTCATGCGCGAGCAGGATGTGACCAGCACCGAGGTTGCGGCTCTGTTCGGCGCTTCTCCGTATCTTACTGAGTTTGAGCTTTACCACCGCAAGATCGGCGCGCTCTCCTCGGAGGTCGAGGAGAACGAGCGCATGCGCTGGGGCAAGCGGCTGGAGGCCGCTATTGCCGAAGGTGTCGCCGAAGACCTTGGTCTGATCGTCGAACCGTTCAAGACGTACATGCGCATCCCCGAGCTGCGCATGGGCTCCAGCTTTGACTACAAGATCATCGGCCTGCGCGAGGGCTGGGAAGGCGATGAGACCTTCCGCGACCTGTTCCGCGAGTACGGCCCCGGCATCATGGAGGTCAAGAACGTCGATGGACTGGCGTTCCGGCGCGGCTGGCTGGACGGCACCGAGATCGAGGCGCCGCTGCACATCGAGCTGCAGGCGCAGCATCAGCTGGAGGTTGCTGGCCTGCAGTGGTGCGTGATCGCACCGCTGATCGGCGGCAATACGCCTAAGCCGTTCGCGCGCATCCGCGATGAGGCGGTGGCCGAAGCGGTGAGGAAGAAGGTTGCCGAGTTCTGGCAGCGCGTGGACCAGGGCATCGCGCCTGATCCTGACTTCCTCAAGGACGCCAGCGCCATCGGCCAACTATACGGCAACGACGACGGCACAGAGGTAGACATGAGCGATAACGCCTATCTTGCCGTGCTCTGCGACGAGTACCAGCAGGCCGGCAAGGATGAGCGGGCAGCGGCTGACCGCAAGCGCGCGCTCAAGGCGGAAATTCTCACCATCATTGGCCCGCACGCCAAGGTAAAGGTTGGTGACTTCTCCATCAGCGCCAAAGCGATTGCCGACAACCCCGGCAAGCTGGTGACGCCGGAGATGGTCGGCACCTACATTGGCGGCCGCAAGGGCTATCGGGATATGCGCATCAGCGCCAAGAAGCTGGTTGCCGCATAGCACTACACCACACAAAACATCACAGGATTGCACCATGTCCATACAGCTCACAGTCAACGAGTTCCGGAGCCAGCTTACTGGCAGCATGCGTAGCGAGATCGCCAAGCAGCTCCCCAAGGGCATTGACCCGGATCGCTTCATCCGGACGGCCATCACGGTCATCCAGATGCGCCCCGAATTGCTGGAGGCGAATAGGACCAGCTTGTTCGGCGCGCTGATGCAGGCGGCCAAGGATGGCCTGCTGCCGGACGACCGGGAAGCGACCATCCAAATCTACAACACCAAGGTGAAGCAGAATGGCCGCGAAGTCTGGGTGAAGATGGCCCAGTACATGCCCATGGTGGGCGGCCTGCTGCGCAAGATGTACGAGGCCGGCTGCACCTACGTGGACGCTGCAGCCGTGTACGAGGCCGATCACTTCCGCTTCAAGCGCGGCGATGACCCCGGCATCGAGCATGAGCCCAACCTGACGGCCGATGACCCCGGCCCGGTGATCGCTGCCTACGCCATCGTCAAGCTGGCGAACGGCGAGGTGAAGCGCGAGGTCATGCCACGGCGCGACATCGAAAAGGTCCGCCGCGCAAGCAAGGCGCCGGACGGCCCGGGCTGGTCGAACTGGTATGACCAGTTCGCCATCAAGGCCGTGCTCAAGCGGATCTACAAGCAGCTGCCGCACAAGTCGTCGGATCTGGACCGCCTGATCGAGCACGACAACGAAGCCATGGGCTTCGGCTCGCTGGAGGTGTTCAGCGCCGACAACGACACAGAGCCCAAGGTGCTGCCCGACAAGTCCAAGCGGCCGTCGCGGCTCAATCAGATCATCCAGCAGGCTGGTGTGAGTGACGAACCGGCCGAACAGAGCGAGCCGGAAGGCACCGACCAGCTGGAGATGGAGCAGGTTTAATCACTGACGGGCCGGTCCAGCGCCGGCCCTTTTGCTGAGGGCATCATGAGCGGACATATCATCGAGTCACCAAACCTTCTCACCACCGACGAGCTGGCCAAGCGCTGGGGCGTGACGCCGCTCACGGTATCGAACTGGGAGAGGGCAGGTATCATCCCGCCGTCGCTGCGCATCAGCCGGCGCAAGTATTACCGCGTGGCCGACATCGAAGCCTATGAACTTGGCCAGCGCGAGCGTTCGCGCAAGCTGTACATCAAGCGGCTGACCGACACAGCCAATCTGCCGACGCGGGGGACGGCCGGCGCCGCCGGCCTGGACCTGTACGCTGATTGCGACCTCCTGCTGACGCCTGGCTTCTGGTCGCCGGTATCCACCGGCATCGCGGTCGCTATTCCGGATGGCTACGTCGGCTTGATCTGGCCGCGCTCTGGCCTGGCCGTGCAGCACGGAATTGATGTGCTCGCCGGAGTAATCGACAGCGACTATCGCGGCGAGATCAAGGCTGTGCTCATCAACCACGGCCCGGAGAGCATTCGTATCCACCCAGGTGACCGCATCGCCCAGTTGCTGATTCAGCCGGTGGCGATGTTCGAGCCGGTCGAGGCCGATAGCCTTCCGAACACAGAGCGCGGCAACGGCGGGTTCGGACATACGGGGCGGTAAGAGCATGTCTGCTAACACAAAAGGTCAGCCATGAGCGGTAAAAGAAAAGAGTGCTACAGGCCGTGGTGTGGTGTGGAAAAGCTATGCGTAGAATGTGCTCAATCGAATAGCTCATTGGCTGCACCGACCTTGTTAGGGCGCGATTTTATGACACTGAAACGCTTCATCGAACTAGAACTTGCCAAAATCGAACCGCAATGGACCGCAGAGGGCAAAGGCGGCTACTGGTGGGGCGTAAAAATTGGACTGGAAACAGCCTTAGCGAAACTCTGCGAAATGAAGGCCAAGCGCCCTAACGGCGGCAATCAGACGCCGACGTAGGAGGTCGGCTGGATTAACTTGTTATCGCACGAGGGCTATAGCAATGCAATTTGAAAAATGGTGGTACAACATAGGGAGCGGTATTACTCCACGTCCCGAAGAAGATCAAGAAACACACGCTAGACGTGTTGCAAAAGCAGCATGGGATGCCGTGGTTGACCTGGCGGTTGTAATCGGGAAAACGGAAGCAGACTTAGATGTCGCGCAAAGTCTTGAATGCTTGCGCTAACGCTCCGCATAAGCCGCCGAGCGGTAGCGAGGTCGGCTCTTGATCCGCTTGTTATGCGGACTTTTCACTAACAACGGAGAACGAACGATGAGAACTTGCACGATCCATGACGAGCGCCCGAACACCAACGGCAACACATTCGCAGTGATGCTCCTGCCTGTGCCGAGCCTTCCGGAAGGGATGGAAGCAGCAAGCGGCGAGATGGTGATGCAGGCGGTCATCGGAGCCACGGACCACGAATTAGGGGAAGGGAAAGCCGGATGGGTTGTTCTCTCCAGCGAGGAGAAGGACGCCATCGGCTACGCGCTGCACGAACACGGGGCAGAGGTTCACCGCTGGTACTGGTGCCAACTGTGGGAGCAGGACGACTCCGTGCAAGAGACACATGCGGTGGTGCCGAGGGAGTTCGAGGCCGCGATGGCGACCGGCAAGTCCACAAAGACAGTTTCCGAAACCGATCAGATGATCGAGCTGTTGAGCGAAAACCTAGATACCCTGTCGGAGGAAGAATTGCTCGCCGAATGTGCCGAGGACTTTGGTAATGTCGATGTCATGGTGAAGATGTTTGATGCCGCAGTGACCAAAGCCACTGCTCAAGCAAGCCCGCCGCTGACATTCACTCAGGGCGTGCTGTGCTCCCTGTCGATCCTGGACCGCTACGGCGACAGTATCGCTTACCGCGAAGTGGCCAATCCCCACGACCCGAATCAGTTGTGGGAGGAAGCAGACGAATTCGACCGCGAGCATCTGGCGCGGCACGGCTACCGCCCCACCCCTGCAGCACAGGAGAGCGGCGATGCGTGACGACAAGCTGATCGAGGCGATGCGCGATGCTGTATTCGACGCAATCGAGCAGGGCGAGGATGCCGAGAACATCGCCCGCGCCGCCCTCGCCGCGCTGCGGGAGCAGGAGCCTGCCGCATGGCTGATAACCGGGAGCCGTGCGTTTCGCGACACGGTTGTCACCTCCGAGGCAACGGCAGATCGGCGCTTATCGGAAAGAGGCGACGACGGTTCATGCAAGGTGCCGCTGTATGCCGCCCCGCAGCCCGAGGATGCTCCATCGATCCCGGCAGGATATAAGCTGGTGCCAGCTTGACCGACACCTGAATGGGTTCAATCTGCCGCAAAGGTGGTTGCAAATTAAGAAGCATGGTGTGATAATCGAAACAGCCCTATTAGCTAGGGCGGCATAGTCCACTCGCGCAGGAGTGCGGTGGGTTGAGTGGTTAACATTCAACAGGAGCACTCCTCGATGAGTCAGACTGTCATTCCCTTCGGCGATCCGAAGGCTGCAAAGAAGTGGTCGGCTGCCCTTGCGGTAGACCAGGCCAAAAAGTCCTACTTCGAGCGCAAGTTCGTCGGCACCGACGACAACGCAATCATCCAGCGAAAGACCGAGCTTGAGTCCGATTCGGGCGACCGCATCAGCTTTGACCTGTCGGTCCAGCTGCGCGGCGGCTACACCGAGGGCGACCAGCGGCTGGAGGGCAAGGAAGAGAACCTGCGCTTCTACACCGACGAGGTGCGCATCGACCAGGCGCGGCATGCCGTGTCGGGCGGCGGCAAGATGACCCGCAAGCGCACGGTCCACAATCTCCGCGCTGTCGCCAAGAACCGCCTCTCCGACTACTGGAGCCGGTTCATGGATGAGCTGATGTTCATCTATCTTAGCGGCGCTCGCGGCATCAACGCCGACTTCCTGTTCCCGATGGGCTGGACTGGCCACGCCGGCAATCCCCTGGAGGCGCCGGATGCCGGCCACATCCTGTATGCGGGCTCGGCGACCAGCAAGTCCACCATCACCTCCAGCGACACCATGAACCGGCTGCTCATCGAGCGGGCTGCGGTGCAGGCCACCATGCTGCAGGCGCAAGACCCGGACGCGGCCAACATGTGCCCGGTGAGCATTGAGGGTGAAGACCGCTACGTCGTGGTCATGAGCCCGTTCCAGGAGCACGACCTGCGCACCTCGGACTCTGCCGGCTGGCTGGAGATCCAGAAGGCCGCTGCCGCTGCCGAGGGCCGCAACAACCCGATCTTCCGGGGCAGCCTCGGCATGATCAACAACGTCGTGCTGCACTCGCACCGCAACGCCATACGGTTCAACGACTACGGCGCTAGCGCCGATCTGCCGGCGGCCCGTGCGCTGTTCCTCGGGCGGCAGGCGGGCGCGATTGCATACGGCACGAGCGGCGGCATGCGCTTCGAGTGGAAGGAGGAGATGAAGGACTACGGCAATGAGCCCACCGTCGCCTCCGGTGCAATCTTCGGCTTCAAGAAGACGCGCTTCAACGGCAAGGATTTCGGCGTGATTGCGCTCGATACCTACGCCAAAGACCCGAACCGGGCATAATCGGAGGAGACAGACGACATGGCCATTGTAATTCAGTCTGATTGGGCGCTCGGACGCAAGCAGGCCCCGACTTCTCGCGAGGCCGGTGGTGTTGTGGCGCAGCGGTTCGAGGCAACCATCGACGCCGACCTGGACGTGGGCGACATCGTGGAGCTGGCGGTACTGCCGGCCTACCACACCGTGGTTGATGCCATCCTCGACACCGAGGCGCTTGGCACTAGCGTGAGCGTCGATGTCGGCATCATGTCCGGTGCGGTCGGTGACCCGGACGGCACTCGCACCTGCGGCGACGAGCTGTTCAGTGCTGAGGACGCTTCCGCTGCGGCTGTGGTGCGCGCCAGTGCGTCGAGCGCGTTCACCATCGCCCCGGCGGGCGCGGATCGCAGCATCGGCGTGAAGGTGTCGGCGGCTGTCACGGCCGGCAAGAAGATCGCACTGACAGTGCTCATGGTGCAGTAAGCCAGAGGCGGGGCTTCGGCCCCGCTTCCTCTCTGGAGGCGATATGCGCATTGAGAGCATCCTGCGGCGCCCTGGCGGCACGCGCGTTACCCTTGGTGGCGTCGAATACCATTTCGTGCCGGACGCGGACGGCCGCGAGTTCTGCGACGTGAGCAACCACGAGCACGCCAAGATCCTGCTGGCGATTCCGGAAGGCTATCGGGCGGCCGAAGCCCACAAGGCTGCCGAGCTGCCGAAGATGATGGAGCTGACGACAGTCGAGCCGCTGGCGCCGGCCGAAGAGGTCACCACGGAAGAAGCACCGGCCACTGAGGCGCCGGCCACGGACGACCGCGATTACTGGGTGGAGCAGTATCAGGCCCGCTTCGGTCGCAAGCCTCATGGCAAGTGGTCCATCGAGCGCATCCGCGCGGAGCTGGAGGCGATTGGCTGATGCCTATCCTGGTGGCGGACATTCTGCGAAGCGCGGCCACGGTGCTCAACGACTACGAGCGCGGCACCGATGGCCAGCGCTTTGTCCGCTGGACCGAAGACGAGCTGATCGACTGGGTGAACGAGGGCGCCGCCCAAATCGCCATTCACCGACCGGCGGCCAGCGCCAAGACCGAAGTCCTGGAGCTGGTCGAGGGGCCGCTGCAGCAGATTCCTGAGACGGGGCTGATGCTGCTGGACGTGGTGCGCAACATCCCCGGCCGCGCCATTCGCCGGGTGGACCGCAGCCAGCTTGATGACGCCCGACCGGATTGGTACGCGATGAATCCGGCCGGCACGGTGCGCCATTTCTGCACGGACGACCGCTCGCCCAAGAGCTTCTACGTCTATCCGCCAGCCAAAGAGGGCGTGCAGGTGGAGGTTGTCTATGCCGAGACTCCGGCGCAGGTTGAGAGAGCTGAGGACGAGCTCCAGCTGGACCGCGCCTATGCTGGCGCGCTGGTGAGCTACGTGCTCTATCGGGCACTGTCCAAGGATTCCGAATACGCCAACGGCCAAGTGGCCGCTGCGCATTACCAGGCGTTCCAGGCAGCGCTGGCCGGCCAGAACGAGGCACAAGGCGGCTACTCACCGAAGGGGGCGCTGGATGAAACCCCTTGATAGCATCCTGCGCTACGTCCTGCCGCGCGCCAATCACTGCCCGGAGCCGATTGCGATTGATGCGATCCGCACGGCGGCGATCACCTTCTGCGAGCGCACCAAGATTTGGCGCGATACCGACT